AGAATCACTGCCGGTGCTGGTAACTATTGGACGGTGAATCAGACCTACGGTTCTCCGATTGGGCCTGAGACGATCACTGGCCAAAGCTGGTATCCGGCGATGGCGATCTCCAATGATCCGACGAATCCCGACTTCACTGCGGTTACGCTGCGCAGCGGCTCGTCGGCGAACAAGGATCTGACCGGCCGGATCACGCTCTCTGGCGGCGCAGGCACCTTGGTCCTAAGTGGATCGTATGTCAGTTCGCCGGATTGCTTCACCGCCGACGTGACGACGCCCGCGAACGCCAACTCGGTTTCGGAGAGCGCGCCCGTGAGCAACGTCGTCACGCTGACGTTTACGGGGACCGGGACCGATGTCCTCAAGTATGCGTGCTTCGGCCGCAACTGACCTCTCGCCCCTGTTGACATTGTCGCAGTAGCTGCTACATGGATCGTACGGACGTGACCTCTCGCGTCCCAAGGAGCGATCCAAATGACCAGCCGCTACTTCAAGGCCACAGACGGCCAGTTCACCATCTTCCGCAGCACCACCGCCCGCACCTACCAGTTCGCTGATCTGACCGCGCGCGACGGCCTCATCGTCGCGATGGGGTTCGGCAACCTCAAGGGCGCCCTGAAGGCCATCGAGATCGACAAGGCGGAGTACGCGAGCCTCGTTGCCGCCAAGAACAAGCGCACCAAGGCATTGCACGACAAGCGGGCGGCGGCAGGCCTTAGCAACTGGCGCGATGGGCCGTCCGATAGCTGGGTGTTCAACGCCGATCTGGCGCAGCCCGAGCCGGTCGCGCCCAAGGCCCACGACCGCATCGGCTTCGAAGAGGCGGCGCCGCGCGCCGTCATCGCGAAAGACCCGACCAAGACGACCTATCTCAGCTTCGTCCAGGCCTACGATTACCTCAACGCCGAGCTATGGGCTGGCAAGCTCCCGACGTGCCTCGTCACCCTCCAGCGCAAGGCCAATTGCGGCGGCTACTTCGCCGGGGCGCGCTTCAAGACCCGCGATGGCAAGCACCACACCGACGAGATCGCGCTCAATCCTTCCCACTTCGAATCGACCGATACCCGCTACATCCTGTCAATTCTCGGGCACGAGATGTGCCACCTGGAGCAGTTCCATTTCGGCAAGCCAGCGAAGGGCGGCTACCACAACAAAGAGTGGGGCGCGCTGATGAAGGCGATCGGCCTCAAGCCGGTCAGCGTCGATCAGCCGGGCAAGGAAGTCGGCAATAAGGTTGGCCATACGATCGATGCTGGCGGGCGGTTCGACCTCGTCTGCGCCGCGCTCCTCAAGCAGGGCATCCAGATCGATTACGTCGAGGCGTGGAGCAACGAGGGCCTCGCCAAGGCCAAGAAGAAGCTCGCCTCCAAGACCAAGTACTCCTGCCCGCAGTGCGGCCAGAACGCCTGGGCGAAGCCCGGCGCCAATCTCGCCTGTGGCGACTGCGACGAAACCATGGAAGCGGAGGAAGTGTGATGAGCGCCTGGGTAGTTTCCAAGAACCACATCGATGTCCTGGTTCAAGCCGCGCTCGACGCGGGGCTCGACTACGGCGATCCAACGGCGCTCGGGCGGCAGCTTTGGGGGGAGAACGTCAAGAGCGTCGCAGCCCGCTATGGCGACGGCGATCTTCCTGGCCATTCAGCGGATATCGACGCCTACACCTTCACCGCGCCCGCCAAGCTGTCGTCCACCGCAATCCGCAAGCAAGTGGATTGCTACGACTATCAGTCCTGCGAGCACAACGACTACGAGCGTTCCTTCGCCTACGGCGTGGTGCAATCGCTGGTGGCTTTCTACCCCGTCACCTCCAAGCGCGCCTACGAAGCCGCGAAGTGGGGTGTGTGATGACCCACGACGAGGCGGCAATGGTCCGCGCGCACAAAGAGGGCCGCAAGGCCTTCCACGACGGCGCGTCCGAGGTCGCCGTGCGACATACGGCGATCTCAGCTTTCGAAACCCAAGACGAGCGCGACGCCTTCATCGCGGGCTACCTCGGCGACGAACGGCGTGAGCGCCAAATCAACATTCTCAAGCGCATTGCGAGGCTGTGATGGCAACCCCCCAAGTCGATATCGAACTGAACGACCAGGGCACGATCTGGCTCGTCACGCCTCGCACTGCCGAGGCCACCGACTGGATCGCCGACCACGTCCAGGACGACGCCCAGTGGTGGGGCGCCTCGCTCGTGGTCGAGCACCGCTACGTCGGCCAGCTAGTCGAAGGCATGGCCAACGACGGCCTCCGCATCGCTTGACAGATGTAGCAGGAGGTGCGACAACAGGGCCGGGTCAATCCCGGCCCTAAATCATTCGGCACACTACCGAGGACAACATGACCATCACCGTTGCGCAGGAAGGCGACCGCTGGATCATCCGTAGCGCGTTCGCCGACAAGGACATCGTCAAGGCCGCAGGGGCGCGCTGGAACCCCGATCGCAAGGTCTGGTGGACGGACAAGGCCGATGTCGCCGCCAAATTGGCGCAGGGCGACGCGGCCGCTGTTTCCGCCATCAACGCCGAGCGCGAGGCCAAATTCGCCCGCGAACAGGCCTCAATCGCCGCCAGCCGCGCGGCCGCCGCCGACATCGCCGTCCCTGCCCCGCAGGGCCTCGCTTATCTCCCCTACCAGCTAGGCGGCGTCGCCTACGCCCAGGCGCGCACCGACACGCTGATCGCCGACGAGATGGGCCTCGGCAAGACCATCCAGGCCCTGGGCATCATCAACGCCGATCGTACGATCGCCAACGTGCTTGTGATCTGCCCGGCCTCCCTCAAGCTTAACTGGTCGCGCGAGGCCAAGAAGTGGCTGACCCGGCCGCTCAAGGTTTCGATCGCCAACGGCTCGTTCCAGCCCGGTGGGCTCGTCATCGTCAACTACGAACAGGTCAAGAAGTACCGAGCCCAGATCGACGCGGTCGTCTGGGACTTGCTCGTCGTGGACGAGGCGCACTACCTCAAGAACCCCAAGGCCGATCGCACCGCGATCGTGCTCGGCAAGTGGAACCAAGATCCCAAGAAGGTCGTCAACCCGATTCGCGCCAAGCGCCGCGTGTTCTTGACCGGGACGCCGGTCCTGAACCGGCCGATCGAACTCTGGACCCTGGTCCATGCGCTCGACCGCAAGGGCCTGGGCGCCAACTGGAAGAGCTTCGCCATCCGCTACTGCGCTGGCCGCCAGGGCCGGTTTGGCTGGGACACTTCGGGCGCCAGCAACCTCGATGAGCTTCAGGCCAAGCTCCGCGCTTCGATCATGGTCCGCCGGATGAAGGCGGATGTGCTGACCGAGCTTCCGGCCAAGCGCCGTTCGGTGATCGCGTTCCAAGCCCTGAGTGCGGCTGAGAAGGCCGCCGTCGAGCACGAGACGCAAGTCGTCCGCGCCACCGAGGATCGGCTGACCGCGCTGCGCGCTCGCGCCGACGAGGCGAAGACCTGGAATGATCCCGCCGCGTACCGGAAAGCCGTCGAGGAACTGAACCAAGCCAACATGGCCGCCTTCACCGAGACTTCGAAGGTCCGCCACGAGGTCGCGCTGGCCAAGGTCGATCAGGTCGTCGCCCACGTCCGCGACTGCCTGGAGAATGGCCAGAAGATCGTCGTGATGGCCCACCACCACGATGTCATCGACCAGCTTGCCGAGGCCCTGGCCGAGTTCGGCGTCGTCAAGTTCGACGGCCGGATGACCTTGCCGAACCGCGATGCGGCGGTCCACGCCTTCCAGAACGACAAAGCCATCCGCGTGTTCATTGGCGGCATCCAGGCGGCAGGCGTCGGCATCACCCTCACCGCAGCCAGCCACGTCGTGTTCGCCGAGCTTGACTGGGTGCCGGGCAACCTCGCCCAGGCCGAGGATCGCTGCCACCGCATCGGGCAGACCGATTCGGTCCTCGTGCAGCACCTCGTGCTCGACGGCTCGCTCGACTGCCGGATGGCCCAGATCATCGTGGACAAGATGGACGTGATCTCCGCAGCGGTGGACAGCAAGGACGCAGACGGCGCGCTCGCAGCGCCCAAGCTCCTCGACGCGCCTGTCGCACCTCCTGCGGCCCCACAGAAGCCCGTAGGCGGCAACGGCGCGCAGCCCGGCGCATTGACCCAGGAACAGATCGCAGCCATCCACACGGCCCTGCAAATCGTTGCTGGCCTATGCGACGGCGCACAGGCGCTCGATGGCTATGGTTTTTCGAAGATCGACACTGACTTCGGCCATAGCCTCGCATCCCGCGAGACGTTGACCGCGAAGCAGGCCCAGTACGGCCGAGTGTTGGCGATCAAATATCAGCGGCAGATTCCGGCCGAATTGCTGGCGACAATCAAAGGGGGTGCGGCATGACCGCCCCTCGCCCCGTCTGCGTCCATTGCGGCGCCAGCTATGGCAAGCGCGACCTCCACACCGAAGAGGTGCGCTGGCCCCAGGGCCAGCCGATGCCGCGCTACACCGGCAACGGCATTGTGGTCAAAACCGGCTCCGCGAGTCGGCTCCCGCTTAAAGCGGAATTTATCGCGGAGCAGGAGAAGCGCGCTGCATTCCGCCCTCGGGAAGCACCCGATCCGCGCTTCTACACCGACGAGCCGACGCTCCACCTCTACCGCGAAGTCTGGGACGGCGAGAGCTACTGGGGCGGCTACAAACCGTTCTGCACGCTGCACTGCGCGCTCGACTACGCGCGCAAGGCCTACCGGGCGAAGGGGACGCGATGAGTGATCCTTTCGATGCCGCCAAGCGCGACCTTGAGGAGCGCGACCGCACCAAGATGCTGGCGGACGACGCCCGCGCAATCCTGAACAAGCTCGACTACGTCTGGGAGGGCGCGCCACAGGAACCTCTGATCAAGCTCCTGATGCGAGACGGCGCGTTCTCATGGGACGACGCGCGTCGCTCGCTGGAGTTCATTCTCTGGGAAGACAGCGAGGCCGAGTGATGCGCAAGCCGACGATCCACATCAACGGGACCGACGCTCAGGCGCTGTTCGACGGCTACTACGCCGCCCTCAAGGCGGTGCAGGGGGCGCACAAGGCGCTCGCCGAATGTGCCCCGAATGGCCGCGACTATTACACCCAACTGGCTACGCCCATGCACCGCCTCGATCCCATTGGCGAGGCAATGGAGGAACACCGCCAGCGCCTCGTGTGGCTGGAAGCTATCGAGCACGATCTCGACGCGCTCGCCACCCACGTCATGGACAATGGCAAGGTGGTGCGGTTGTGAGCCGCAAGCCTGACCTCACCCCGGAGGAGGCGGACGAAATCCGCGTTCTCTTTCTCTCGCCAGAGTGGTCGATCATGGGGCTGGCGCGCTCCTATGGCGTCAATCCGGCGACGATCCGGGCCGTTCTCAACCGCACCGGCGCCTACGCCCGGCAACCGCCCGCAAAGCCAGGAGACAAGCGATGACTGACCTTCCTGAAATCCACGCCACGCTCCAGCGCGCCTACGACGAGGTGGCGACCCTCTACCGCAATGTCGATGGTGTATCGCCTGATACCGCCTTCGCGATCGGCGAAGCGCTCGGCGTGCTCTCCAAGGCCAAGGCC